TTGTTCAATAAGAGTTTTTAACTCATCTTCACTTAAATCAGTACTTTTTATTCCTTTGCCATTTAAATTACCTTCATCAAGAGGGCATACCAATACTTTTCCGAATAGTTTTGTACCATCTTCACTTTCTGATAATGCTATTATATTTGCATTAAAATTTACCTTATTCATTTTTCACCTCCTTTAAATGATTTTGTTTTTAACCAAATTCAATATTAATACCATCTTTTTGTATTTCTGAGGTTGTAACAGATGTGGTATTTGACTCTTCTAATACCCACTTAAGCATTTCTACTTGTCGTGTAATATATTTTTTATTTGAGTTTTGTAACTCAAAAATTTTATCTTGAATTTCTTGTGTTGTACGCATTATTAACCACCTTTTTATAGATCACTTAGATTGCTGTCATATCTCTTAGCATTTGCTTTTTTTTGATCTTTGTTTTTGTTGGTATTTTCTGGTGATTTACTAAACTTATCTTTATCATCAGTTAAATCTTTTCCAGAAACAGTGAAGGCACTTAATCTTGGGGCCATCACATTATGAAGGCCATGAGTTATTTCTCCTGTATCTGGATCTTTAAATTCATATTCATTCTCTTCTTGTCTACGAAGAACTTCTGCCTCTATGTCGTATCCAGCAATTTGGTAAACGGTCTTAAAACTTGCCCCCAACTTACTAAATAATGTGTCAATAAGAGAAAGTTTTATTTCCATTTCTAATAACTCTGAATTTGAAATAGATACACTAGGGGTAAAAATAGTATCAATACCATTATTTCTTAATAAGACTCGATAGAATTTAACAAGAATATCCTCAATTTGGGAACTAATTTTATTAATAGTCTTCATCAATTCTTTAATATTAATCTCGGATATTACATATGAAGTTTTATTCTCAACAGATAAAAAACTTATCCCTAAAGCCATCAATACTTTGTTTTTATAATAATTAATAGTATCAATAGGTATTTGATCTGTTTTACTTTCTACATATTTCATATCTTCAACAAAAGGTAATGCAGTATAAACCACTACAGGATTCTTCCAAGCCTTCATTAGTTCGCTATGGGCTAACATCCATTTATCAGAAGCAAATGAATCACCATCATCTTTAATCATTTCTTTTCTCATGATTTGAACAATAATTTTCTTTCCTTTGGCAGCAGCATTGTTTTTGTCAGTATTTGCCAATATATCAAGCATTAATTGAGGAGATAGCGCACGATATGTCGGTGTGAGTCCGTATCTGCCATTTAAATTCCCTTGCCTTGATACCCCAGTATTCTCAGGATTTAACTTAGCATATTTTTCTTTTGCCATATATGCTTGATAAACTTCATCAGGATAATTTTCCTTTATTTCATTCTCAATTGTTCCCATAAACAAACTCTTACCTTTTTTATTGGTATATCCTGCCGTAACTAATCTTGATTTCAATTCACTCATATTAATAATTACTATAGGTTCACCATCGATTTCATATGGTGAAATTTCAGCAACACCTAAAGGAAAATAATCAACCACATATGTACCATTATTATTTCTTAAATACATAACATAGTTTCCTTCAATATAAGTCATTGGAATTGATTTTCTCAATAAGTTTTTAATATTAATTTGAGTATTAAAATTTTCAATTAATTCTTCTGCACGATGTCTCTCTTTGTTTTTATTTCTTTTTGCTTTAGGCAATTCTTGGAAATTAATTTTAATATCGGTATTTACATTACTCTCAATTGTTTCATATACTTTTCCAATTAAATCATCTTTATTTATGTAAAATTTCGCAAGTTGATTAATTCTAAGTATTTTATCAAGATTATCTTGAGGATTTAATGCTAGGTAGTCTAAATCTTTTTGAGATAGAATTTGATTGCCAGAATCTAAGGTTGAAAGGAGACGAGAATAGATGTGATCTTTATTTTGAAAATCATATGTTGCTTTTTCTATTAGGGATGAGAGGGTGGATTCAGATTGAGATGATGTTGTGATTATTGTTGTGTTTTCGTCAGGTTGGGATATGATTACTTCTATATCGTCTGTTGGATTAGGGGCAGAAGGGGAAGAAGTTGTTTTTTTTGTCATTGTTTTTGGTTTCACCTCCTTGTTGTTTAGAATGATACTGATGATACGCAGGAGAGTCCTTCAATACTAGTTGATTGAGTTTTTTTACCAGTTACATGTTTTCTTCTTAATTCAGACAAATGCCACGCTAACATTGCACAGGCATATGCTCTATCATCATTCATTTTATTTTGTTTATCTGGTGGTAAATCATACCTACAATTACCATTAGAACTTTCAAACCTGTATATGTTTACTAATTCTTCTTTTGCTAAATCTATTTGTATTAATGCCATCTCTTCTTCAAACGACAACTTATATATTTTGGATTTAATTTCTGATCCATCAGAATCATCTACAGTTAAATATCCTTTGCCATCATACGTTTCTGGAAATGATATTAAATCTAAATTCATCATTTCAATCAATGCTTCAAACAAATGCTTTTTATATTTTTGAGGAGAAAGTAATTTAATTTTATCAACTGCATTTGGAAATTTTGGAATATAATCAGACGATTCTATTTTATCAATTATTCCTTTATGTGTATTTCCTTTTTTATCCTTCCACTCTTCCATGAAATAGTCGGCTATATTTACACCGCCACCGCCTGCACCGGCATCGATTTCCAATACCTCTATATTTTCATAATCCGCAGAATTTTTGCCATTATAATCAAGAATCATTTGTTTAATTAACTCAACTTGTTCAGGTGTTCGCATTGGTGTTTTCTTTTTTTTTGCAACATCCACAAAACTAACTGCGTTTACAAGTCTCATTTTATATCCAACTAAGTCATCTAAATAATACTCACCAACAAGTGCTACAGAATTATCATAACTACGAGCTGGATCATATGCAATTCCAAATTTGTTATTACCGTTATTATCTAATAAAGGAACCCTTAATTCAGAATTCCTAATTATATTAGCACGTTTAACAATTTGATCATTGCCACCTTCCGTTGTAAAGACGTTTTTGTACTCCCTCATTGCTTTTTCTTTGTTTTCACGCATTTTTTGGTCAATTACTTCTTGGGTAAGGAGAGGAACAGGATATAACTTTCCATTATACGTAGCGTTAATTACGACATCTGAATTTATATCTGCTACAAAATATCTGCTGTCACCTAGAAACATTTTTTTACTAAATTCACTATATTTTTTAAAAAAGTATGTATCTATTGATGATGCAGAAGAAGCATAAATTAATTGGTTAGGAAACTGTCTAGGAAATAGTGTAACATCAGTGTCCCCACCTAATCTAAAGTCACTATTCTGAGTACAAAATGGCTCGGATGCAGTAAACAACTCGTCAGGCGCAAATCCAGATTCGTCATAAAAATTACATGAACTTCTCTTACTTCTCAGGTTATTTATAGCACCGTTAAGCGAGTTTACAGCACTACCATTATATAAGTTGTACTCAAATGAACTTGGGTTATGAGTAAACCCGTCAGTATTGGCTGTGCTTTTAACAGTCTCATTTAAAAACACATCCGTCAATCCAGTAAAAGATGAAATTTCTCGTTTTGCAATCTTTTCTATTTTAGAAAACATTTCTTGACTCTGACTACCGGAACCTGCCAATATATATGCTTGGAAATTAGGAATTAATAAACTTTTAGTCATTAAAAATGGAGATCCTAATGTTGTTTTGCCAGAACTCCTTCCCATACACCAAACGCAATAAGGTTTATTCCAACTTTCAAGAAATACATATTTTTGGTAATCCAACATATCTAGTCCGAGGAACCTTTCCACGAAACGCACAGGGTACATTCTTCCCCAGTTTATAATCTCTGCAAGTTTCAAGTATCCGTCTATTTTCCTTTGCGACATAGCTTTTTTATCCATTGAGCGTATCACCATTTTTTATATGTATTTTTAATAATCTATTTTCTTCTTCAATTTTTGTAGTTTTATTATTTAATTCTTGAATTATGTTTCTTTGATCGTTTATCATAGAAACATAATCATTCTCATCAAATTGTAATTGTTTTAGAATACTTTGATTACTTATGTCTGCAACTTGTCTCATTCCTGCACAAGTTTCTATATCGAACAAATTAACTTCTGCTTCCATAAATCCCTTTTCTTGAAGTTGTTTCATGATACCTGATAATGTTCCTGCACCCTTCGATTTGTTTGTTGCATGATTTACGGAAATTCCATTATCTTTAGCCATAGCTAGAATAGCTCTATACATTTTGTCTTTAGCTTCAAATAGAGATTTAATTCCACCTACCTGATTAGATACATTACTAATATCAGCAGTCATGAGGGCGAGAGCTTGATTAATTTTATCAATTTGATTAAAACTTTTGGATATTTCAATTACTATTGGCATTTTAAATGAATCTTCAAGAGTAGACTCGTCTAGCATATCAACTAAAGAATTATATAAACCTTTTTGATCTAATGGATTTTCATTCTCAAATGGGTCATATCCTATCATACGAATTACATCATCTTTATTGCGTTTATCTTCTTCTGTCCAAGAACTTACTTCTCCATCGGATACAGAGGTAGAAATGAATTCATTTTTCTGTCCATCTAATCCCGATGAATGTAAAAATGATAAATTAGAATATTGTGGGAGAGAATTAATTTTAGTTATATACACCTGTGCTATATTACTATTAGCGTTTCTAGCTTGTTGCTCAGCACTAGAATATAAACTTGCATCAAAATACATATCTATCCATCTACATAATAGATATAGAGCTTTTTTAGTATCTTCATGAGTTTCCACAAGATAAGCATATAATTCAATTACACATTTACGACATATAAACATACGACCATTATTACTTTTAACCAACAAAGAATTTGATTGATAAAATCCTTTATCTTGATCAGTATATTTTTTTGCACAACAAGGACATCTATAAT